ATTGCACAACATACATAATAGATAAGTTACGAACAAATGGATTTGTTGTAAGATATACGCACCCTAATCTATTATTTATAAGTTGGAAACATTGGGTACCAACATATGTACGTAATGAAATTAAAAAAAAAACAGGTAATGCGGTTGACGAATATGGTAATATTATTAATAATGATGACAATAATACTAATAATAATACTAATACTAATATTGCTTCTAATATTGAAAATAAAGACAATGTATTATTTTTAAATAATAAACAAATAAAAAGTATAAATACTTCATCAACTAAAGACTATAAAGATGTAAAATCATATAAACCATCTGGAAACCTAATATATAATAATAGTTTATTAGAAAAATTACAGATTAATTAATTTATCTTTAAATCTTGAATAATTTATTTGCGAGTATATTTTTTTATTTTTTTATTTTTTTTATGATATTTTTTTCTTGTTTTACCACCAATAGACACAACCTGATTCTCAATATTATCAGTATTGGTAAGTTGATTACCATATTTATGTAATAATTTACTTCTAATTTCATGAACAATATCATTCAATGACTTAAAAATATCAATATGTAAATCTAATATTATATTTTTTGTTTGCTCCGTTAGGTCTACAATTTTTGCATATGTCAAACTTTGAACAATATTTTCTATTTCATTTGTTTTAGTATTAAATTTTATTAATTTTTTTATTATTGTATCGTATAATATATTTCTATTTTTAAAATAATTTGCTATCATTTTCTGTAAAATTCTTTTAACGCTATTTAAGACAACTATACTTGATAAATCCAACTCATTATTATTACAATAATTTGTAATAAAATCTATATTTTGTTTTGTAAAACATTTTTCCAGATCTTTTAATTTTTTATTATTATCTATATTGCTTTTTTCATTTTTTTTATCTATTTCTTTTAAATAATATGTGGCATCATTTTCAAGAGTATCAGATGTTTTTATTTTTAAAAATTTAAAATTATCATCATTAAATATTATTGAATTTTTTGAAATAAACCCAGATAAATATAATTCAGTTGAGCATATATATTTCAATATATACGGTAACTTTTTAACTAATTTTTCATTATTTATAGTATTCAACTTATTACTTAAATAATCGGCAGTAAAATTTTTTGATGTTAATTCAAATTCTGACCCTTCAAACAATATTACAAATATTGAATAAAAAACATTACTTGATGTTTCTAGTTTAATTGCTCTTTGGGATTCATCAGGAAGTTCATTTTTTAAATCCGTTATTTCTTTAGGAAAAGGATTAAGAAAATCAAAAAAACCACTACCACTGCCACTGCCACCATTAATTTGAGGATTAGGTTGTATTCCTGGTTGTATTCCTGGTTGTATTCCTGGTTGTATTCCTGGTTGTATTTCTGGTTGTATTCCTGGTTGTATTTCTGATTGTATTCCTGGTTGTATTCCTGGTTGTATTCCTGGTTGTATTCCTTCTGGGAAATCTTGTTTTTCTTCTGGGAAATCTTGTTTTTCTTCTGGGAAATCTTGCTTTTCTTCTGGGAAATCTTGCTTTTCTTCCGAGAAATCTTGCTTTTCTTCTGGGAAATCTTGCTTTTCTTCTACTATAGGTCTAATATCTGTATTAGTGCTTTTATTTTTTATTAATGAACTATAAATATTAAATGTTTGAAAAATACTTTTAATAATAATATAAATTTTAATAAAACTTAATGAAATTATTTTGCATAATATTCTTTTTTTATTTAAGATTCTAGTCTCATCGCTATTCCTGGCTAGATTTTTTGACTGTAATATTTTATTTAAATCTTTTAAATCAAAAAAATACAATACTTTATTATTATAGTTAATATTAGATTTTTCTCTCCCTTCGCTATATATAGTTATATCGAAAGGAATTTTTACTCTATTTATATACTTTTCAAAAATTTCACTAGTTAATATATATAAATTTTCACACTCATCACATTTACTTTTATTATCATTTCTTCCATTATTTTTATAATCTTCAAAATCTGATACAAAATTTAATAGTAAATTTGAATTATTTAAATAATATGAAAATTTTTTATTTATAAATTTATCTAAATCCTCGTCTGTTTTTGGAGAATTACTGAATAAATTTGAAATAAAATTATCTCCAAAAAAACTCATATTACTAATATATAGTAATATATTATTATTATTACTAATATATTAATAATTATATTAATTATTAAATGTTAGAATCATCACAATATAATTATGAAAACTTTATAAGTAAAGGCCAAAAATTTAATAAACAAGAAACAAGAAAAAATAAAGTAAAAGAAAACAATAATAAAAAAATATGGAATATTTTCGATGAAGAATGTAAAACTGATGAAAATATAGAATGTGTATATAGTAAAGAAGAAGATGCACTTCTAAATGATAATTTATGTGTTAATTGTAATGTTTCTTTACGGATAGGAGAAGATGGATTTTTAACATGTTCTAATAATAAATGTGGTCTTATTTATAAAGATAATTTAGATCAAACTGCCGAATGGAGGTTCTATGGTGCCGATGATAATAGTCACAGTGATCCAACTCGATGCGGTATGCCTATTAATCCGTTATTAAAAGAATCCTCTTATAGTTGTAAAGTGTTATGTCCGGGTAAATCAAGCTATGAGATGCATAAAATTCGTAGATATACAGATTGGCAAGCAATGCCATATAAAGAAAAATCGCGCTATGATGAGTTCCAATTAATATCTAATATTTCGCAAAATTCAGGCATTCCTAAAATTATTATAGATGAAGCAATGAGACTGCATAAAAAAATATCAGAAACAAAAACATATAGAGGATTGAACCGTGATGGAATTATTGCTGCATCAATATATATTGCTTGTAGAATTAATAATTATCCGCGAACTGCTAAAGAAATAGCAAATATATTTAATTTAGATAATGCAAGCGCGACAAAAGGTTGCAAAAATGCGTTGTCTATTATTAACGAAATCGAACATAATAATAATGTAAATGAAGATATTACATCATTAAGTAAAACAACTCCTTCCTCATTTATTGAGCGTTTTTGTAGTAAATTAAATATTAATAACGAATTGACAAATGTATGTAAATTTGTAGCGTTTAAAATAGAAAAGTTGGGTTTAATACCTGAAAATACACCTCATTCTATTGCTGGTGGCATCATATATTTTGTCTCACAAGCATGTAATTTAAATATTACAAAAACATCAATTAACAATGTTAGTAAAATCAGTGAAGTAACAATTAATAAATGTTATAAAAAATTAGAAGCGTATAAAACTACTTTAATACCAGAAACAATTTTATCTAAATATAATTAATGACCTATTTATATTATTTCTAAATAGTAGAAATAAATAGTAGAAATAAATAGTAAAAACAATAATATTTAAGAAATAAATTATATAATTATTATATATAATTTATATATAATTATGAATACTATACCTAAAATAATTTTTATTGTTCCATATCGTGATCGCATACAAGAAAAATGCATTTTTTCTACTTATATGAAATATATTATGGAAGATTATAATAAGGATGACTATGAAATATATTATAGTCATCAAATGGACTCTAGACCGTTTAATAGAGGTGCTACTAAGAATATAGGTTTTTTAGTTATGAAAAATAAATATCCAAATGATTATCATAATATAACTTTTGTATTCAATGATGTTGATACACTTCCTGTTAAAAAAAATTCATTTGATTATGCAACTACAAAAGGTACTATCAAACATTTTTATGGATATACTTTTGCTTTAGGTGGTGTTTTTTCAATAGTCGGCAGCGATTTTGAAAAGTGTAATGGTTTTCCTAATAATTGGGGGTGGGGTTTAGAAGATAACGTAATGAATGATAGAGTTTTACTAAATGAATTTATTATTAATAGAGAACAATTTTATTCGCGAGAATCAAGAGGAGTACTTCATTTATACGATACTCCAAGTAGAATAATTAATAATAAAGAACCTGGAAATTATCTTAGTAAAAATTTAAACGATAACCTAAATACTATAAACGAATTAAATTATGTTATTGTTCCAAATACATTAAACGATGAAACAAGCAATGTAATAAATAATGGCACAATAAATAATAATATTAAAGTAAGCACTATTGAGCAAAAAGAATATATGATAAATATTTCTAACTTTAGAACATTTGTAAATCCAGCAAATGAAATTTTTTACACACAAAATACTTTTTATAATTCAATGCTATCACCAAAAGTCTATGAAAATACCATACAGAGAAAGAGATGGTCATTAAGTAATCGTTTTTTGTAATTTTTAATTTAGTTATTAATAAATTTATTAATAAATTTATTAATTTAAAGTTAAAATAACATATTGTTTAGAATGCCTTATATTTTGGAAGTGCAAAAATTTGAATGGAACTGCAAAAGTCGACATATAGGATATATGAACATTATATTTGAAACAAACCAAGATGCAGCAAATTATTATAATAAATTTAATCCACATATGCAACAATTAAATAATAAAAATAAATGGTGTAGTGACTGGGACCCCAAAACTTATTTAATATATATTGTAAGAGAGCATTTTTATGAATACTTACATATAGCACCCTTTGAAAATAGTAATGACAATGAAAATAACAATAATTCTCTTATTTAAGAGTTATTTTTACTATATTTTCTATAGGAATTTTATCTTTAAAATAAAATTATTCAACAGTTACAACTTTTGCTAAATTTCGCGGTTTATCAGGATTTATTTCTTTAGCAATAGAAATTTCATATGCCAATTTTTGTAATAGAACAGTAAATATTACTTCATTATAATAATCTAATTTATATAGAAGTATATATTTATTGTCGTCTATTTGTAATTCATCTATAACATTTTGTGAATTTGTTATTACAAATAAATTTGTTTCTCGTCCAAGTATTTCATAATAAGTAGATTTTATAGTTATATAACTACTAGAATCATTATAATCAATTAACAAAAGAGTTAAATTAGTATCATCTAATAAAGCAAAAGGACCATGTTTTAATGAACCAGCCGAAAATCCTTCACAATGAATATAAGTAACTTCTTTTATTTTTAATGCTCCTTCACATGCTATAGGGTATAATTTGTGCTTTCCTAATATGAATATATTATTAATATTATTATTAATAATACTATCTCTCAAAATAGTAATTTTATTTATAATTTTACTATCATTTAATAATTGTGTTATAGTAGTTGAGAGAATTCTTAGACAGTTCAAATTTTTTGTATTATTTAATTCATTATTTACAAACCACATACTAATTAAACTCAAAACTACTAACATACTAGTAAAAGATTTAGTTGATGCTACGCTAATCTCTGAACCAGCATTTAAATATACCCCACAATCAACTTCGCGTGCTATTAACGAATCTACTTTATTTATAATTCCCATTGTTAAACATTTTTTTTGCTTACAGATTTTTAAACAATTATATACATCTATTGTTTCTCCTGATTGGGATAAGAAAATACATAAAGTATTAGAATTAATTACATTTCTACTATTTGGTAAAATATTTTCATTAAATTCACATGCATTAACAATTTTAACACTAACAAAATTGTTTATTTCATTAAAATAAATCTCTCCTAATATAGAAGCATTAAAACTTGTACCACAACCAATCAAATAAATAAACTCAATAGAATTAATATTATTAATTAACTGGTCAAGTCCGCCCAATTTAATAATATTATTATTGATTCGTCCGCCATAATTATATGCTTTTTGTATTGTTTCTGGTTGTTCCATTATTTCTTTTAACATCCAATGATCATATTGTTTTTTTGCATTGTGAAAATCTTCATATATTGCTTTCTTAACATTAGTATTGGTATTGGTATTGCTTAATAAATCATATTCATTATTTTCATCTAAAAATTTATAATTATTATTATTAATTTTTACAATAATGTTATCGCTCAATGGAATATAATCATACACTAATCCTATAAATCCATTTGTTTCTGAAGCGCAAATTATATAATTACTATTATATCCTAAAAGTAATGGAGAACCTTTTCTTGTTATATAATATGTATCTGGAATCTTTGTATAAATAATAACTAGAGCCCAAGTTCCTTCTAGTTCTTGTAAACTCTTATTAAGTGCTTCTTCAAAATTATTGCTAGTTAATGTATAATATTCTATTAAATTAGCAATAACTTCACTATCAGTATCACTGTAAAATTTGTAATTATTTGCTATTAAAAAATCTTTAATTGCTAAAAAATTATTAATTATACCATTATGAACTAATATAATATCTCCATTTTGTGAATAATGTGGATGTGCATTATAATCTGTTTTGCCACCATGTGTTGCCCATCTAGTATGTCCTAGTGCAAATTTAGAAAAAAGAGTGCTTTCTTGATTTTTCTTCTGGTATATATTTTTTAATAAATCAAAGCAGTCTTTTTTGGATGTAGATGCCTTTTTTAATATATCATGCTTATTTGTATTTGAATTTATATAACATATTCCCATCGAATCATATCCTCTATTTTGTATTAATTCTAGACTATTAAAAATATGCTCCAAAGCATTTGTATTTTTTTTAGAATATATAAATGTTATTCCACACATTTTAAAACTAATATATTAGTTAATGTATTAGTTTTAATTATTAAAATTAATTATATTATTTTTAAAAATCTTCTCCAAATTCAAAAGTATTTACTTTAGAATCTTTTGTTGCTAGAGAATATTCACTTACGCGATCTTCAAAAAAGTTCGTTTTTGTTTCAATGCTTATATTTTCCATCCATTCAAAAGGATTTTTGCTTTCATAGATTTTATCACCTCCTAATTGAAGACTTAAACGATCCGCTACAAATTCAATATAATCTTTCATTAGAACTTGATTCATCCCAATTAATCTGCAAGGAAGTGCTTCAGTAATAAATTCTAATTCAATTGTTACTGCTTCGCTAATTATTTCATGGATTTTTTGTTTCTTAAGTGGTTTTAATAATTTACTATGTAATAATACAGCAAATTCTGTATGTAATGCTTCATCCCGAGATATTAATTCATTAGAAAATGTTAATCCTGGCATTAATCCGCGTTTTTTTAGCCAATAAATAGCGCAAAATGCTCCCGAAAAAAATATTCCTTCAATGCAAGCAAACGCAACTAATCGTGTAGCGAAGTTGGATTTCTTATCATTAATCCATTTAATAGCCCAAGCGCCTTTTCTTTTTATACATTCATATTCATCTAACGCATTAAATAACTTTGACTTATGTGCCTTATCTTTGATATATGTATCAATTAAAGTAGAATATGTTATAGAATGAATATTTTCCATAGCAATTTGTAATCCGTAAAATGCTCTTGCTTCGCTAAGTTGAACTTCGCCCATAAAACGAACTCCTAAATTTTCTAATACAATACCATCGCTCGCTGCAAAAAATGCCAAAATCATTGATATGAAATGCTTCTCATCGTCGTTTAAATTGTCCCAATCTTTATTGTCTTTCGATAAATCAATTTCTTCGGCCCTCCAAAATAAATCTTCTGCTTTTTTATACATTTTCCAGATGTCTTGGTCCTTGATTGGGAACATTACATAACGATTAAGGTCTTCTTGTAATAATGGTTCTATGATATTCTTATTCATCCTAAATAATATATGTATAGATTTTTATATTTTTTTCATATATATTATAAAAATTAAAATTAATATTAATATTTATAAAAAATTAAAATTAATATTTATAAAAAATTAAAATTAATATTTATATTTATATAATTTATATAAATATGAAATTCAAACTACCAAAAAATATAATTCATAATAATGTTTTTAAAAATGTTTTATATTTAGTAAGTTTAGCATTGGCAGTTAGTTATATTATAAACGAACAAAGTTTAGCACTTCTAAGTTTAATATTAATTGCTTGTGGTGTATATGTAATGAATAAAAGTGTTGTTATTGCATTATTTATATCAATAATTATTACTAATTTATTATTATCAATGAATTATTTGAAAGAATTTCATATAGTAGAAGGTATAGATACAGAACCGACAAGAAAAGAAAAAATAATATCACCTGAAGAAACAGAAACAGAAACAGAAACAGAAACAGAAACAGAAACAGATGCAGATGCATGATTGTGGTTGTCAAATATACTAAAAATGAAAATGACAAAAATATTTTAAATATCTAGATATATGAAACAAATATTAGTGTATATAAAACATTATATAAATGAATTAACTTACATATCTTAGTTAAATTGTGTGTGTATAAATTTATATTAATATTTATATAAATATAAATATGAATATAAAATTCAAATTACCAAGAAATATTATTTCTAACAATGTCGTAAAAAATGTTTTATATTTAATAACTTTAGCATTAGCAGTAAGTTATATTATAAATGAACAAAGTTTAGCACTTATAAGTTTAATATTAATTGCGTCTGGAATATATGTAATGAATAAAAGCATTGTTATTGCTTTATTCATATCCATTATTATTACCAATTTATTATTATCAATGAATTATTTAAAAAATAATGATGTATTAGAACATCTTCAAAGTGGTAGTAATTGTTGCTCAGGAGAAACATTTTACACATCTAATTTATTAAATTATAACGCTTTAAGTGAAAATACAAATAATCAACTTACGTGTACTAAAATAGAAAGTGATATAACCGCACATCTTGCGACTATTTCCAATAATGAATCACAAAAAGCAAGATTTTTTTCACAACTATATTCGAATAATGATTACATGAAAGCAACAAGCATATGTAATACCATGGATCCTATTAGTTCTACCTATAATATAAAAGGAACTGTATTCAAAAAATCAGAAACAAATATCAACCTACTAGAAAGTCCAAATACATTACCTAAAGATATATTAGATATAATAGCATTTAGTAATATTAGAAATAATTTAAATACCAATGATAAAAATATTTTAGAAAAAAATATAATTGAACCATTACAAATTATGAATGGTAATTTGGTTGCTGACACAAGACAAAAAAATTTGCAAAGGCCAATGAATATTTCAGATTTAACAAATGACCAGATAACTCAATTAGCAAGTATAAAAACTATACTATTAGGATTATATAATTCATCTAATACACCATTAACAAGAACAACAAAAGATACAACTTATACATTAATAAGTAAAAATAACACAAATGCTTATCAAACTACAGAAACACAATATATATTAAATGTAGACCAATTTTTTGATTGCTCTGGCATTCGTCATAATAGTAATAGTGGAACATTATCAGCATCTGATATAATAGATTTAAGCAATAATGATTATTTTGGAACGTCCGGTATTCCTATTGGGCGAGGAGGATTAGGAGATGCAAGTTATAATCCTTATGGGACCTTAACACAAGCTGATATGTATCCAAGTAATAAAGATTTGGAAATGGAATTGCGTAGATTGGAGACTATACCATCATCTGGAAATGTTCCTGTTAATATAATAACAAGTTATTTAAGCGCAATAAATAGTTTTTATGAAAAACAAATACAAAATTTGATCAGTTCTAAAAGTAATATTTTTAGCCAAGAATCAATAAGTGATATATATAGTATTAAAACAATAAGACCTACATTTTTTACATATGATAATAGTTATAACAATGAATATCAATGTCAAGATAGTATAACCGGAAATTCAGCATTTAAATATTGTGGTCCATCAGCATATTATGATGTTCCCAAATTTTAGAATAAGTTTATATATATATATAATTTTTACAGTATATTATATATATAATATACATAATATATATATATGATGTATGGTTACGATCCTATATTTTTAGAAAAAAGATTATTAACTGAATGGTTAGATGAATCAGAAGATAACATTTTAGTAATTTTTGATAAAAATAATTTAAAATTTTCTGCGTCACCAAATGATTCTATAAAAAATAAATCACAAGACAAAGTTTTTTGTTTAAAAAAACAATTTTTATTTAACCCAGAAATAAAAGACATATATGTAAAATGTATTATAGAAAACGACCAAGTTATGGTAAAAAAGACATATGCTAATAAAACTACTTATAATAACATAGGATATTATATTAATAAAAATGTGTTAATTGATACTAAAACTATTAAACCCTCATTACACAATGAACGTATTTTTAAAGTTTCAATAAATACAGAAATTATAGAAGAAGCAGGAGAAAATATGTATATTTCAAAAGAAACTTTGGCATTATCCAAAATTGGACTATTTAAAATTAAAAAAATAAATGCACTGGATAAAATAATTAATACGAAAAATATACCATATAAAGAAGATGTTTATTTTGAAAAATTATTAGATAAAGCTTTATTTGACTATTCTTTTAAATGGGATGGACCAATAAATTCATATTTACGATTTGGTCTTACATATTTTATAACTTCTATTTTTAATCAAACATATCAAATTTATGGGGACACAAAAAAAAAAGCGGTTGAAGCAATTATAGATAAAGTTGCAGATTTAGATAGAGCATTTTTAGAAGCAGCAACAAGACATGAAGAACCTTATAGAAGATATTATAGAGGAATGAAGCAACCTTTTGATAATTTGATAAACGTGGGTGATTCAGTAACCATTCCTAATTTTATTTCTATTACCGATAATTATAGTGTTGCGCTAAATTTTTCAGATATAAAAAAAACACATTGTTGCTTATATGAAATAAGTATTGCAAATGGTGTTCCGTATATAAATATGATAAACACAAGTAAATTTAAAAAAGAACAAGAAACATTATTACCTAGAAATTTAAAATTTACAATTACAAGTAAAAATAATACGACTATAATGCAAAAAATATCTGTATTGGTTTCATTACAAAATAATCATCAATTTAAAATTAATACAGGGTGTAGTAAATTTTATTTAGGTAAATTAATTCACGTTAAATCAACATATTTAGACTTAGCTACAAAATCCAAAAATGATGTAACTATGCAAGAAAATAAAAAAATAACAAAATTAAAACGATGCCCTAATGGAACTCGTAAGAATAAAATTACAGGTGCGTGTGAAAGAACAACTAAAATTACTAGCACAAGTAATTCTAATGAAAATATAACATCAAAGCAAAAAACAAAATCTAATAGATGTCCCAATGGAACACGAAGAAATAAAATATCTGGTCTATGTGAAAAGAAATAATTACAAATCTTGATATATCAATAAAAAATTGATTTGAAGTAAGTATATTTACAATATACTATAATACTTAAACTATATTCAAGAATGAAATGCTCTATATGTAAGCAATCAGGACATAATAAGAGGTCTTGCGACAAGCATTCTTGCGACAAGCATTCTTGCGACAAGCATTCTTGCGACAAGCATTCTTGCGACAAGAAGACTATCTCAGTTTTAGAGCCAAAAATAGATTCGGAAATTGATATAAAGATTGAACCAGTAATAAAAATAAGTATGTCTAAATTAAAACCAATTACAAAGGAGGAAGCAGAAAAGAGTGCTACTGAATGGCTTGGTCCTTGTGATTCTCTTATGAGAACTTGGTTGGTAAATGCAATTATGGACCCACATCAACATAGAGATATTGGAAAAGTACTTGCATATGTTGCTGAAATTCATGTAATCAAATGGTTGTCTGAAAAAACAAGAAGACCTATCAAAAGTGTTGTTGGTGAATCATATGATGGAATAACAGATGACGATAAAATTTGTGTAAGAACACAAATTAAGTTTCGTAAGGATGCATGGCATTTTGAAACTACACGACGCAACAGTCAAAAAAATGCTGAAACTAATAGCACAGGACATATTGCATATAAAAAAAACGAATTTGATATGGTAGCTATATTTAAACCAAGTTCAACATTTGGTATTACTGATTCAACAATTAGGTGTATTCCAGTATCCGAGTTAGTAAATCCTGCAAAACCAGACCAACTTATTACAACTATTAACGCCAGTATTCGTAAGGTATATGATTGTGATGCGAAGACTAATGAGGTTCTTGATCTTCTTTTTCAAACACCCTCTTAGCTTCAGGATTAATATCAAATAGGATGTAATCTCGCGACATGCTACGGCAAGCTCTTCCAAGAGTTCCTGAACCAGCAAATGGGTCCAAACATAAATCTCCTTTTGCACTATATAGTGCTAATATTCGTTCAATGAGTTTAATTGGTTTTTGTGTAGCATATTTTGTTTTTTCACCATTTTGAATAGATGAAATATCGTCCCATGTATCACGCACCGGAATACCTTCCATTTCATCTAAGAATCGTTTGATTCTTGGAATACCCTTTTCATTATACTCAAGGCGATTATCATCGTGTAATATTGTCATTTTCTCTTTAGAACAATACCATTGGCGTGTATTACCATTCCATTCATATCGCAAGTTTAGACGAGGACTTACTTCCGGTTGAGAATTATGTGCTGCGGATGTGCTATATAATTTGTTATGATGAGGACACATTTTCAATGCTTTTTTATATTCGTCAGTATATGGTTTATATAAGGGAAAGAATTTAGAATTTGAAGACTTGCTATAAACAATGATTGTATCGTGATTTCTACCAAGTTGATACTTATTCTTAGCATTACCACCACTATGCCATACAATTTCATTTTGAAAATTACTATCTCCAAATATTTTATCACAAATGAATCGTATATAATGTGAGATACGAGGTTCTACATGAATGATAATATTACCATTCTTTTTAAGAATACGATGACATTCTATTATCCGTTCTTCCATAAACTTTGGAAAGTCAGCAAACTTATCTTGAAAGTAATGAAAATTACGCCCGGTATTATATGGTGGATCTAAATAAATCATATCGATTATTTCTGATTTTATCTTTTTCAATAACTCTACATTGTCGCCAATGTAAAATGTATTTTTCTGTATTTCTTCATGAGATGTTAATATGATTTCATTTGTTTCTTTATTTTCGGTCACTATGATATTTTTTGCTGGTGGAGAAATCATAAGAATTATATCAGACTTCTTCTTACCACTATACCCTTTGATTTTCTTCTCCTTACAGATTGCAATCAATTCATTGTATGTTTTTTTTGAGTAATCTAGCGTATCTGTTGGTTTTGAGTTAAATTGAATTTTTATAGTTTCTTCTGGTATTGTAGTCATTTGTTGTGATGTGTTAATTATAATATTGTTTTTAGTATTATTTGAAATCAATTTTTCTTCAATTGCCTTATATATTAATATTTTTATCTTATCGGTTTGCATTTCGCAAGAGTTTTTACGAGCTAAGTGTTTATCGTAGTGTGATTTTTGCGAAAAAGATTTCGCACATTTTTCACAACTATATTTACCCATTTTAGATATATATTATATAAGCATCTTATTTATATACTGTTTTTAACTAAAAAACACCCAAAAGTGTTCCCTAAACATTATTTTATTTCTTCAATATTAGTATTAAATTCTTTAATATTACTATATATTAGTATTAAAGAATATGAGAGATTGTTGTGCAACCACAAAAAGAGCCAAAAAATGTAAAAGAAAAGATGGAAAATTATTCAGTCTTCCGCGAAGATTTACTAAAAAACGTTGTTCTCATGTTAAAGGTTTCACTATGCGTTCGTCGTGCGCACCATATAAATATTGCTAAATTTATTTACTATAGCTATGAAATAAAAATGCTGCTGTGGCCCCTAATAACTGAGCAATTATATATACTATAAATTTGGAAGCATCTATTTTTTTAGATAATAACATCATATAACTTACTGCTGGATTGAAGTTGCCACCGGAAACTTTGCCACCAAAATAAATAACTGATGCTAAAGTAATACCTATTGCTAAAGGATCGCCTGACATTAAAATTACTGCCAAGAAAATAAAAGTTCCTATAAATTCTGTGAAAAATTCTAATAACATTTTATATATATAAAATATAAATAAAAATATATAAAATATAAATAAAAATATATAAATTATAATTAATCTTATATTTTTAATATATTTTAATATATAATGTATGGTTATGATCCTATATTTTTAGAAAAAAGAAAATTAAATGAATGGTTAGATGAATCAGAGGATAATATTTTAGTAATTTTTGATAAAAATAGTTTGAAGTTTTCTGCGTCACCAAATGATTCTATAAAAAATAAATCACAAGACAAAATTTTTTGTTTGAAAAAGCAATTTTTATTTAACCCAGAAATAAAAGACATATATCTAAAATGTATTATAGAAAATGAACAAGTTATGGTAAAAAAGACATATGCTAATAAAACTACTTATAATAACATTGGATATTATATTAATAAAAATGTGCTAATTGATATTAAAGCTATTAAACCTTCATTACATAATGAGCGCATTTTTAAAGTTTCAATAAATACAGAAAATATTGATGAAGCAGGAGAAAATATGTATATTTCAAAAGAAACTTTAGCATTATCTAAAATTGGAGTATTTAAAAACAAAGAAATAAATGCATTGGATAAAAAAATTATTAATAAAAATATTCCATATAAAGAAGATGTTTATTTTGAAAAGTTATTATCAAAAGCATTGTTTGACTATTCTTATAAATGGGATGGACCAATAAATTCTTATTTACGATTAGGTCTCCCCTATTTTTTGACTCCTATTTTTAATCAAACATATAAAGTTTATGGAGACACTAAAAAATATGCTATGTTAGAAATTTTAGCTAAAATAGAAGATTTAGATAGAGCATTTTTAGAAGCCGCACCAAGGCACGAAGATTCTGCAAAAATATATTACAGAGGAATGAAACAACCTTTTGAAAATTTTACAAAAGAAGGTGACTCAATAACAGTGCAAAATTTTATGTCTATTACTACAAACTTTAAGGTAGCAGTAGGATTTTCAGGAATAGGAAAAGTTGGACATGGAAAATGTTGCCTATATAAAATTTGGATATCAAATGGTGTTCCATATGTAAATATGGTAAATACAACCAAATACAAACATGAAAATGAAACATTATTACCAAGAAATTTAAAACTAACTCTTATAAAAAAAGCAACATTGCCACATCAGTTTTATGGTGAAATTCCAGTAATAGTCATAAGTGTTTCATTACAAAATAATAACCAATTTAAAATTCCTAGTGGTTGTAAGAAATTTTATTTAGGAAAATTAATTGGTGTTAAGTCGTCATATTTAGACTTAATTAGTAAAACTGAAACTGAAATTAAACCCAAAACTAAAAATAAAACTAAAAATAAAACTAAAAATGAAACTAAAAATGAAAATGAAATAATTGAGCCTGTTATAATTGAACCTACAAAAGTAATACCAGAAAGAAAGAATATAACAAAGAAACAGACAACAAACTTAAAACGTTGCCCTAATGGAACTCGTAAAAATAAAATTACTGATATATGTGAACCAATTATAACTAATTCTTTTAAAAAAGAAAATGAAATATTAAAGCAAAAAACAAAATCTAAGCGATGCCCTAATGGAACTCGTAAAAATAAATCCTCTGGACAGTGTGAAAAAATATAAAATATAAAATATAAAATATAAAATATAAAATATAAAATATACATAAAACATTAAGATTATATAGAAATATGAATATAACTGGAACAAAATCTACTATATATGACCCTGATACAGATTCTGTAAAGCAAGTAGATGATACATATAATGGCAAATTATTTTTTAGAAAAAATTATGGTAAACCTCATCCATTTTTAGATTATTCAAAAAAGATGGAGTTAGCAATAGTTAAAATATTACTGCAACATCCATATCCAAATATTGTTCATTATTATACTATTAATAGTAAATATGCTGACATGGAACAAGTAGATACAGACAAATCAAATCCATTATATAAACCTGTAATGACACGCGAAGACTTAAATGAAATAATAGAAGTTATGAGTAAAGTAAAAGATTTTTTACAAACACTAGGAATTATGTATGTAGATTGGAAATTTGATAATATGGGAAAATCGGTGGAGGGAAAATATAAATTGTTTGATTTTGATGCGTCTGGACTAATTGATTTAGAAACGCAACAATGGAAACTCAAAGCAAATCCTATGTATTGGAGTTATAATGAGGCAATAAAAAATGGAGCACAAACACCAAAAGAAATAGATGATTGGTCTTTTAACTATAATATTATTGAAGAAGGAGAAAAACTTATAAAAAGTATTAATGAAAAAAATTTACCATAAATAAACATGACTTAATATTTTAGCATTATAATAACCGTTCGATTTTCTCTTTTCTAATGCTATTGCTTGTCCTCTTTTTTTTGTTCCAGAATGCCGATTAAAATAATTTTGCATACGTTTGCGATCATTATGATTTTTATAAGCATATAATTTTAAGGGTGTTCTGTCCTTAAATTGTTGATAATCTGATGCGCCAAAATGTATTTTGCGTATTTTTTGTGTTGTTTTATTTTTAATATATGCTGTATATTTTTTTCCTGTTATTTTACTTCTCTCAAATTTTATAATTTTTTCATGCATATTTTATTTTTAAATTATATATAGTAAAATAAAATAATTATTATATTTTATATTATTTTATACAATAATATAAATACTATTATGAATGTACCTATTAAATATTTACCTAAACACATAACTAAAAAAGATAAAAAAATAATAGTAAATGAATTAAAAAAATTACGCAACGCTTATAAAAAAAATAATTATTATACACGAAAAAAAATTTCTTCATATAAATCCAAACCCTCACAACATATATTAAATGTAAAAAAATTATATAATCTTGATAAATTAGTAATAAATTCTAATCTCTCAAAAAAAACAGGATGTTCTGTAAATTCATTACGCAAAATTGTAAATAAAGGGCAAGGTGCTTATTATTCGTCTGGTTCTAGACCGAATCAATCTAGTCATAGCTGGGGATTAGCGCGTTTAGCAAGTTCTATTAGCGGTGGAAAAGCATCAGCAATAGATTATAAAATATTAGAAAATGGGTGCAGTAAATCATCTAAAGCATTAAAGTTGGCCAAAAAAGCAAAATTAAAATACAAATATGGAACATGTAGAGTAAGAAAAACGAAATTATTCTAATATTCTAATATTCTAATATTCTAATATTCTAATATTTCAAATTATTTAGCATATACTAATCCAGCAAAACCATTTTGAAACAATAATATATTATATTTTTCTTCAATAACATGTAAATTATAATTATATTTATAAATACTAGTAGGATCTTTTGTTACTCCTATAATAGCACCTGTTTCTTGATCACATATAGTTGTAAAATTCGAGTTTATCGGATCAATAGGAGGATTACTATAATTGTTATACTCAAATTCAATTGTTTTAAATAAATTAGTATTAAATGCTCCGTTCGGTTGCTGTTTGAATGGGTCTGTTGTCAGTGAAAAATTATAACAATATAATCCTATTTTAGAACAAGATCCGTTAGATTTATTATATTTTTCTACTTTACTAAAAATATTACTGTCAAAATCTTGTTCTCTATATTTACCATCACAAATTATAGCAAAATTTTTCATTATTTCACATTGGTTACTTTGTGAGTATAAATCTTGACTGTATCCAGTTATATAAATATTTTTTGAAATATCACCGCTATTATAACTAATATGTGGAGTATAATATTTATACTCATTAGTAATTTTAAATTTTTCTAAATCGTTTGGTATTTTGTCTTCATATAACCAATTAGTATAGTTAGACCATTCATTTCTTGAAGCAACATCGGTTCTTTGGAAATACCACATCCAACCACTTATTAAACCTTTTGACTCTATTTTAACTTTATTTGACTTTATAACTTTTTCAAAATTATATTCATTAATTTCTCGTATCAAATAACTCTGACTATTTTTGGCAAAATGTTTTCGCTCCGTTTCTTCTAAAAAACATTGCGTACATATTAAATGAATATTACTATTTACAGTGGTTCTTAAATTATCATAACTATCAAGTGAATTAGTTAATGGAATTATTGGTGGTGGATGTATAAATTTTTTAAATTGGTAAGCTGAATTACTTTGATTTGGTTGAATTTGTGGGAAATTATTATATGATATAGTATTTAAAGAATTATCATATAACACATCTTTTATTGTATATAATTCTGTAATGGGTCTTAATGTAAAATCAATAACTAATTCACTATATTGTAAACATATTAATGGAAATGACATTAAAGATGACATAGCAAACCAACTATTTATTGGTATATACAAGTTATAATCACGTATGGATGGTTCTATATTGGTTATGTCAGGATTAATGCCGTTGTAATTATATGCATTTGGATAATTATTATTTCTATTATTATAATTTGCCGGATCATTTAATTCATTTATATTTCCTGTCATTTTATCAAATATTGCTTTTTTATTGGCATCAAAATCACGCTCTACAATATTTTGTAGATAATGCCCACTAAATTTCTGTATAGTTGTACCGTCAATTGTTATATTAACTTCTTTAATTATTTGACAACCAATATTTTTAATCCATTTAAACTCATATGGTCTATATTCGCTGTTATATTTGAAAATAGGACTCCATATTTTGGGTAATTTTACTACCAAATAAATATCCATTAGCAAATCTCCGTAGCGCATAATTTTAAAAGAATATTTGGAAATTTTAGTAATATCTAATTCCGTTTGTCCCACTTGATCAATTCTAAATTTTTGTAATCCAAAATTAGTATATTTAGAATACGTTGACTTAAAAAAACTTTTAGTTGGATTACCAGTCAAAATAATATTTTGATTTCCTAGTGCTATTAAATTTAACAATCCACCTGCCATAATATTAATTAATATAACATTATACTTTTTATTTATGTTATAATATATTTTAATTTTTATACAGTAATTAAAATATATTGTAAGTATAATTATTATGTCTGGTATGTCTAAAATAGTTAGTGGTGTTTCGACCTATGTTAATAATAATGTTGGGCAATATGTTCCTACTGTAAATAAATCAAGAATTTTTATAATAACACTAGGAGTTATTGCAATAGCATTAATAGTTTTATTTAGTTATATTTTTAATATATTAAGATTACAAGAGAATGCATGCTCTAAATTAGAAATACTCTATCCTAATCCAACAAATCAGTCTTATTTTAATAGTAATAGTAGTATTAAAGCCAGTGCTTTAACTATATTTGATACTTCTAATAGTATATTAATTAATTACCATGTTAAAAGTGCATATAATTGTTGTTGTGGGGATGGATATAAAAATAATTTTGTTGCTTTATGTGCTCTACAAAAATGTATTGCAAATGGTTGTAGATTTTTAGATTTTGAAATCTATTCATATAATAATGATCCTATTATTGCTTCGTCTACGGCAGATAATAATTATATTAAAGAATCATATAATGCTTTACTATTAAGCGAGGTATTAAATACCATAACTGAATATGCTTTTGATGGAATAAAAACAATATGCTCAAATGATCCATTAATATTAAATTTTAGAGTAATGAGCACCAATGCAATTATGCTAGAAAAGATGGGTGATTTATTTGAAGAATATTTAGATAAAGGTATTAATGCTAATTTTTCATTATTAAAAGTCTATAAAGACGCTGCTGTATTAAATATTAAAATGAGAGAGTTATATAGAAAAATTATAATTATTTGTGATTTCAAGCCTAATGCTAATATTATTGTAAATCCTAAATTGACAAACTATATTAACTTGAGAGGGTCAGGTTCATATTGTCATACTTATAGACATAAAGATATAGTTACTAAAAATAACACAACACAACTTCGCGGAGAAACAATAAGCAAATATGTAATAGTATTACCAGAAATAGATAACTCAATACAAAATTTTGATAGTACTGATTCTTTTAGCAATGGATGCCAAGCAATTTGTATGAAGCATCAAAATTTAGATAATTTCTTAAAAGGTTATAATGATGTTAAATTTGGAGAGGGTGAGAGATATTCTTGGAGATTCAAATAGCTACAACTTAGTAATATTTAATACATTTTTAAAATACAAATCTTTTAAAATTTATATAGCATAATATTGCTAAGTATGAAATAATTGCTAGAATAATTACTGCTAACCATAAAGGCAAAATTGTTTTATTTTTATAACCTATACCAAATTCGCGAGGTTTTCCGTTTTTATCAAAAATTACATTTGGTTTAGTAACCATTATTATAGCAAATAATAGCAAAAATACTATTATAGATACTAAATTTATATTTGTTACAACAAATTGTCTTAACATACTTAATATTATATAATATTTATAATATTAAATATTGCACTTATTAATTTCCTCCTAAATTTTCTAATTCATAGTATTATTATTTTTCTTTAAATTATTTTTAACAAGTATTTTTTAATAACATTGTTCCTAAATATGGTTTAATTTCTTCGCTTAGCATGTAGTGTTTTTCTTTTTCTACCTTCTGCTAGTACATGTCTTTGTGTTTGTCTTCTTACAAACCCATGTTGTCTATATGGTAATAATGGAACCGTTATACGAGCATGTAATGGGGCATTCATTGTTCCTATAATTGAATCACATACTTCTATTAACTCTGCAATTTCTTCGTTTGATGGTGGAAAGTGATTAGTTAATAAATTTCTTAATAAGTTTATTTGTTCATAAAGATTGGGTAAACGTAAGACACCTGCTATAGTTCTAGCAGGTATTGTTCTTAATATATCATCTTTTATAGCACTTACTGTAGTTGGATCTGGATTTGTTCTTCTTAAAACAATTACAAATCTTATTAAATTATTATAAAAATTAGGAACACGTGTTTCGAACTCATTTTCAAAATCTTTTTTACTTACCATAGTTCGTCTACTTTTCTGGATTCTGGACGCCGCATAACTTCGCAATACCATATTTGTTACATCTCGTTGTGTCCCATTAAACATACTGGCCATGTGAACTTTTCTTTCTAAAAATCTATTTCCTGCTTTGTTGTTTCTTTTTAATGTTTTACGTAATGTTTTACGCATTTATATTTTATATATATAAAAACTATAAAAAATATAAAAACTATAAAAATATAAAAACTATAAAAAATATAAAAATATAAAAACTATAAAAAATATAAAAATATAAAAATATAAAAATATAAAAATATAAAAATATAAAAATATAAAAATATAAAAAATATATACTGTCTATTTAAATTATATAATAATGTTTCAATGTTGAACTAACAACATTATATACATTTTCTACATTTACACTATTTCCTAATTGTTTATAACTTTTTTTATCATCAATAGCTAATTTAAAATCTTCCGGAAATGATTGAAGTCGCGCACATTCACGAGGTGTAATATATCGTTTTTCTTTTCCATAAATTGGGATTTGCGATATTGCTACTAATGTTGGAAAATACTTACATTTTTTTACCCTTATTCCAGATTGACGAATTTGAATAAAATGGTTAAAAATGCTATCATCTTTTACTATGGGTCCTGATTGCCATTCTAATTTGCCAAATATTTCACGCTGCTTCAATAATGCTTTATGTTTTGTGTACCAAGGCTCTAAAACGGCATAATACTTTTGAACTAATGGACGATTTTTTTTTATATAGTCGCGCTTCCATGCCGGAAATAACTTCAACTGTTCCTCGCTATAATTGATAAAAGCATCATTAATCATTAATGTTGGAGAAAGTTTTTCCCCTACTTCCATTTGTTTAATAATTTCGTCCCACGCTTCTAATGTTTTTAAAATACTAGAGTTAATATAATATTTTGGAGACACATTGTCATTATTTATAAACTTATTAAGATCAATAGTCATTGGATCAATTGTTGGGTTTAAAAGAATATTTGGATTGCTATTAATAGGTGGTTGTAATGTCTTAAGAACACATACAAAATAAACACGCTCTCTTTGTTGAGGAATTCCATAATTATGTGGTGATAATTGGAAAAGTGTTAAATTATAACCAATAGAATCTATTTTTTCTTTAATATAGTCAATTACCTCACCATTACTTACTTTTAAAATATGCTTTACATTTTCTAAAAACATAAATTTAGGTTTCTTTACTTTTGCAATCTTTATTATTTCATCAAATAATAAACCTCTTGAGTCTTCAAAACATTTCTTCTTACCGCCATTACTGAACGCTTGGCAAGGAAATCCAGCAGTCAATATATCAAAATCTGGAAGTTCTTCTGGATTTATTTTTTTTACATCTTCAATTGGTTCTATTCCATAGTTTTCAAAATATACTTGGCGGCAATCTTTATCAATATCGCACGCCAATATACATTTTGCCCCTAATTTTTTTAATGCTTGGTGAAATCCGCCGATTCCACAAAATAGGTCAATAAAAGTTAATGGTTTATTTTGCTCCATCACTATTTTATAAAGTATTATTAAAGTATTATTAAATTATTATTAAAGTATTTAATATTTTAATAAAAATTTTTTTTTTTGGATTTATTATATTTTTCTATAATGTTTAGCATGTTTAGAAATTATAGAGCGCGTAAAATCTTTGCTATTCTTTATATGTGTTTTAATGCCAAAACATACATCTTTATTAATATCACGCAAATAAAATATTTATTTTATATTTAGAATTTATTGCCCCTTATTAATCATAGTCTTCGGTTGGACCATTTGCGTAATCGCCATCATTATCATAATCAAAATCGTCGTCATCTGGTATATTATTCATACTATATTCTTCCGCATCTATTGCTTCGTCATTAATTGTTTGTTCGTCCATTGCTAAATCATATAATTCTTTATTCATTGCCGTAACATTATTATTTTGCTGTAATTTTTTCTCTTTTATTGCTTGTTTTTCCATTGCTTCGCGCTCTTCGTCGTAGTTTTCTTTAACATATTGTGTAATACCTTTTTGCATTCCTTTATTCCATTTTTCTAATTTGTTATTTTTCAAAATATTTTCAATTTCGCGCTCTTCATCGGTGAGATTTTTGAGAAATTCTGTGATTAAATCTTTTTCCTTTTCTTTTGCCATATTGATTTTGTCTTTCACTTTCTTATAACCATTATTAATTAAATTATAATGATTATTCATTACATTTGAATATTCAAGTATATAGTTTACGCTATTTTTCAGAAATTCGTCTTTATCATAATCATTTATTTCTAAATCTTGTAGTTGTAATAAAAACTCTGTGTCTTCGCTAATAGTTAGCAATTCATTGTATAAATTATAAAATATATAGTTGTAAAATAATATTACTACTTTTTCATCAAACACACTATTGATTTTTGCTGTTTTAGATGAAGAATACTCGCTCACAAGAAATTTATTGTATAAAAATACAGGCATTAATTCTATTAATATTTTGCATCTTCTAGAAATTAATTTGAATGCCAAAATTAATTCAGGTCGTGCATTAAAATTATTAATATTATTATAATATTTTTGCATTATGTTGTAAATATCTTTATTATGCATATCAGATAATTTCCAATGTTTAGGAATTGCTCCATAGTTTACATTTTTATTTAAAATAATAGATGGGAAAATATATAAAAAATTCATAATATAATTTTGATAAAACTTAATATTTTCCACGTCAACAGTTATATCTAAATTTTTTGAGAATTTAGCAAAATCACTTTTACTAATATTAGATTGTTTACTTGTTATTTGTAATATATTTTGCTTCAATGATACTAGCGATTTCCCCAAGTAACTTTTGAAATTACGAAGTTCCAAATTTTCACTACTTACAATAGAAAAATTATCTAATAAACTTTCCAATTTATTTATAAATTCATCGTCTAATTTGTAATAACTGTTTTGCAAATACGCTTCAATCAAAACACGCATTAACTCAATATTATTTATAATAGGATAATTTGTTGCTATATGTATTATATTTTTCTTGCTTATAATATGTATTAATTCAACAAAAGAAGAGAAATTATAAATCTTACCATCACTTTTGAGAGAATCTATTATTTCTTTTAATTGTTTATTACTATCAAAGTTTAATGGTTTATCCAAGCACAACCCTTTTAATTCTTCATCAATCGGTAATAAATTAGCAAAATTGCAGAAATATATAAATGCTTTATAAACTAATTCTTCGCTAAAACTTGTTGTTTGTGAGATTTTTTTTTGTTTAGTATCTTCTTGATTGTATAACTGTGGTGCATAAGTCAATAAGTCGATGCTAGATAATATATTATTATAAAATTTAACTGCTTTATTGGTTGTTGCTATTGAATTATCTTCACTCATAAAATAAGCAATAGTATTTTTACTAGAATTACAGCACGCATTTTCTAAAAATGGATTGTCATTCGAATTTTTTAATAGCGGAGTATTTTTTTTGACAATAGTCTGTATTTTTTCTATAATATAATAACTCGAAAATATAGCTTTTGACTCCACTATTTCTTTAATATTATTTTTTGCTCCGCGAGAGAATGTCTCATATAATGTAGTTTTAAATCCATCATCTATAGCACTTATATTTTCAGAGGAAATTTTAATATCATGTAATGGAGGATTAAATGTATGCCAATTATTTATAGATAAATATTCTGGTATTGAGTCAACTAATACTTCTTCTGATAACATATACTCGCGTTTTTTGTTTAAATGAATTGTTAATTCCTTGTTTGTTATAATATATCTCTCTATAAGTGCTTCTATTTTTTTCATAATAGTAGACTCTGACATTTTCAATATACTGTTCCAAGGTTGTATTGAACTTTTTATTTTATTTGCTATACAAGCAATATAGGCTAGTGTTGTTTTATCTTCCTCTCCATCTAAAGGATATCCTTTGAATGACTTAATACATCCTGGAAATGTTTTTTTAGATTTCAAAGATGGAATATTTATTTGAATAGCATATATTATGAAAGTTAGCGTTAATAGTAATAGCGAGGAATTATATGTTTCTTCATAACTAGGCAGTGCTTTTACTTTCCCTTCTTTTTTTGTAGATTTTAAAATAATTTCTTCATATTGTTTTTTTGTTGGAATACTAGAATTTTGAATAATTAATACATTATTTATAATTAGTTCATGGTTATGTGATATATTAATACCTATCATTAAAGTCATTGCTTTTACTATGTTTAATATTATTTGAGTAGTTGGATTCGTCGATTTAGTTTTGGTTAATTCGGTAACTTGTGCGTCAGGACTAATAGTATATTCATTCTCTACAATAGCACTTGTTTGTAATTTATATCCTTTTTCATCATAACCTTCATCAGTGTTAAACTCTATTGATTTAATAATATAACCACTATATTTATCAACCCAATAATTATTATCATCACTTATTGTTCCTTGTTCAGCACATATATAATCTAGTTCTTTTGTGAAGTCCATCTTATTAATAAAAACATTTGCCAATTTCAATAAAAATATTGGCATTAATTGCTGTCCGGTTTTTATACAATATAACCAATAAGGAATCTCATCTTTAATTGCCTCTCTTGTAAAATTTAAACAGAATTTTTTTATAGTAGCGTATTTAAATGATATGTCTCTCATTTTTAATATTCCATCTCTCAATTTTATATATGGAGAGGTTATTGTATTTTCATACTTAGCATTGGGATCCTCCAAACTTAATAAATAATTATTTGTAGTTTCTTGCCTGTGTTTATTTATATTATTGATTGCTTGAATTCTAGTTTTAGAATTTTCATAATTAGTATTTATTTTGCCTTTAATATCTTCTATACTTAAATCGTACTTATTTTCAAAATTCTTCAATATTTCATCTACTTCTTTAGTAACATTTGCCTTTTTTGCATCTGCTAATGTGAGACATTTATCATCTTTTGAAATACATTCTTTATTCGAATCACAAAAAATTTGATTAGACTCAATATAAAAATTATCTTCAAATTTTGGGTCTATTAACCAAACATCATTTGTTCTTATATAAACATAATTCTTAGCGCTTCCCTTATCAATCAATATAGCATAATCACCATCTATAATCTCTCGCTTTTCATCTAATATTGCCTTCGCTTCACGAAATGCTCGCGGTTTTGTTAAATTCATAATTGTCATTAATTTATTTGCTAAAAAATCTATGAATTGTTTTGTGTCCATATTTGCACGTTCTGTTTTATATTCATTTAATGTGCTATAAAAAGTATTATCATATATCGAATCAAAATATATAAGTTTGTTATTATCATTTTCCAATGATTGTAATGTATTATATTTTTTAGATAATGTATATTTTTCGCAAGTATTTTGCATATTATCTAACTCTCCTTTTAATATATCTTTTGATGAAACGTCCGCATCTTTATTTATACTTTTAGTATCTTGTTCTTTGGTTTTGGTTTTTTCTTTCTCATATGCCTTTATAAAATTTTCAAGTAGATTGCCTACTATTAAATCCATTATATTTTTATTAATACTTTGCATGAAAAATTCAGCACTATCAATTTTCACTATATAACTATACAATTCTTCATTATTATTTACTTGTTCCTCATTAATTTTATAAAAATTAAATAATTCATCTTTTAATTCTTTTGTTAAAATACTAAAAGAATATTTTATATTTGCTTCTTTGCCATTATTTTTTACTGCATCTTTAATACTTCTTATAAAATTTGAAAAATTTGATTCTTCATATTTGTAATTTTTCTTATATAAATCTATGTTTGAATTAATTATTTTTTTGATATTTTTATAATCTGATACATGTAAATTATACAGATCTATATTCATGCCCTGTAGGTCATATACAAATTCTAGTAAATTATATTTGCGATTTTCTAACGAGTTAGGTTTATATATTTTAATATATTCTTTAATAAACGAACTATTTGTGGGTATAAAAGATTCAAGTAAATAATTCATTTTTTCTAAATAAGGAACATCCATTGACTCGTCGATATTGAAATTATTAATATTTCGCAATAATGTATTATTGTGAATATTTGCGTGACTATTTATAAAATCAGCTTTGTTAGAATTTTCCAAAACATACTTATTATAGTGAGTATTTTTATTTAATAATTCATGGTAATTAATAAAATTAAGATTCAAGTTTGCCTTATCACATATATTTGTATAAGGACTATTGATTTTAGAAAAATTAAATAGCGGCAGTGGTAATGTAATAAAACCTATAATATTTACAAAATCATTTGGAATCAATTTAGTTGTTTTATTGAATTTTTTATTATTTACATAATATGTTTCCAACATGTTTAATCCTTCACTATACACATCAACAACAAAACGACTTTTAGATAATTCGCCTTTTACTATGCTATAATTATAAAAATCATCTACAATAGAGTTTACCATTTCTATTTGTGTATTTACATTAATATTTTGCTCGCTATAATTAGAATAATTATCTAATAATTGAATTAAAGATTTTATATGCTCTTTATAATTATTTATCTTTTCTTTTGAACTGTTGTTAGCCCAATTTAATGATATTGTATTTATTGTTTCTATAAATTCACCTAAAGGTTGATAATTATATGCATCTTTATCTTTAAAAAAATCAGCATCATCAGATTCATTTATTATTAAATTACGAACATTTGATAGTACAGGTAATATGTAATAGATTTTTTTATTTAAATTAAATAATTGTTCCTTTAAATGTTTATAATGTTCTCCATGATCTTCTATTAGTGATGGATTATTATTGGCATCAAAATTTGAATATGTATTACGTAATTGTTTATAGTAATTTAATTCACTATGAATTTGATTAATTACTTGTTCTGTGCGTTGTTCTGGCAAATAAGCATTTATTAACTTATCTAAATAATCATTTGTTTGTTTGTCTAAACTGTAGCGCTGTTCTCCTTCTGATACATTTACTTCATGTTCTAAATCTTCTAATTCTTCGCCTAATTCTATATTGTCTATTATTATAGTTTCCAAGTCAGATTTATTGTCGTATACTTTTAGATCGTAATCTAATTCTTGTGTATCGTCTTGATTTAAAAAAGTTTCTTCTATAGTATCAGAAGTGCTCGTTAATGTTGATTTATTTTCCTGTGAAGCAATTAATTTTGTTTCATCTAATTTCTCACGGACTATTATTTTTTCAATATTTAAATGTTCTGGAATACCTGAATAAGCAAAATCAATATATATTAAATCTTTATCTGGTAATGTAGTAATTTCTATCATATCATTTTCTATATTTGTAATAATACCATTTAGCACTTTAGGTATTGGTTCTCCGAAATAAATAGAGATGTATTTTTTCATTTCTAAATTATTTTGAGCAACAAAACTTGGACTCTTATGCCTACTTAATAATAATATGTTTGCTATTGATTCTTCATCTAGTTTTCCTGATTGGGTTATATTTAATGTAATTATTTTTTCAGCATCTATTAATACTATTTTTTCTTTATTAATAAATTTGATAAAAAATATTTTATCATGTAATGAAATATTTGTAGGGGCATCAAATTGAATAATATCTCCTAATTGAAGTTTAATATTACTTGTTAATAATGATCCTTTTTCTTCCTCTTCCTCTTCCGCTTCCTCTTCCTCTTCCGCTTCTATTTCCACCTCCTCTTCCAATTTCTTTAGTTCCTCCAACTTACTCATAATAATCTTATATTTATAATAGAAATTAAAATAATTCTAATATTATTTCCAGTTAAATTATATTAAAATATAATATATGACCGATAAATATAATATTTAAAAGATTTAAAGATTATATGTCATTTAATATTAATATCCTAGATTAATTTCTATGGTATCTATTACAAATTCAATTAGTCTTAATGTTACAAATGTGTTAAATAACGAATTCAATTATTTTAATATTAAAAAATATACTTTTAATAACAATGAATATAAGATTATTAGATATGTTAAGGATAAATTAAAAGCTATTAATTTTTATGAGGAACACGAAAAATATTTAGAAGTTTCTAAATATCGTTCTGTTATTGTTAGGAACAACAAAGTTGTGTGTTTTGCGCCTGAAAAATCATTAGATTATTCTCTTTTTGTAGATAAATATAGCACAGAAAATAGTTGGTTAGAAGATTTTATTGATGGAACAATGATTAATGTATTTTATGATAATATTAAAGAAATTTGGGAAATTGCAACACGTTCTAGTGTTGGAGCAAATAGTGTTTTCTTTAATGATGTTAAAAACTACAAATATTTTGATAACAACAATTATTTTAAAGATTATTATAATCTTACATTTCGCTCCATGTTTTTTGAAGCATGTAATAGTTGTAATTTAGATCTTAATTGCTTAGATAAAAAATATGTATATAGTTTTGTATTACAACATCCATTTAATCGCATTGTTACTCCTATTCTTACACCTGTTATTTTTCTTGTTAAAGTTTATGAGATTATTCATCCTATTAATAATGTGTTAAGTAGTGATAATTTAAACCATGTTATTATTAACGAAATTGACATTCAATCATTAGTAAATGCTCCGCCATATATCTTTATTAATAGTAATATTAAATTTATTAATAAGTATCCTGTTCCCAATTTTCAAGAAATTAAAGATTATTATTCATCTGGAAATGCCGGATATAATTGTGTAGGATGCTTTTTATATAGTAAAGATGGAACACGTAGCAAAATTAGAAATGCAAGTTATGAAGAGGTACGAAAACTTAGAGGCAATCAACCAAAACTTCAATTTAATTATTTAACTTTAAAACAAGAAAATAAAGTGGGAGAATTTTTGCAATATTATCCAGAACATACTGTAATTTTTAATAAATTTAAATTGGCAGTGTATTATTATACTAATAATTTATTTATGAATTATATTAGTTGTTTTGTTCGCAAAGAAAAACCATTAAAAGAATATGAATTTGAATACAAAACGCATATGTATAAATTACACGAAAAATATAAGACTGAACTTAAACCAAACCAAAAAGCAATTGATAAGAAATTTGTAATTGATTATGTAAATGCACTACATCCAGCGCAACAAATGTTTTTAATTAATTATAAGACACCTTCGGTTAAAGGGAGTTGCGCAATGAGTTATGATACTAGTGTTACTAGTGCTAATACTTGTCCAACTAGTGTTATTAGTGAAACTTCTAAAGAAGAAAAAGAAGAAAAAGAAGAAAAAGAAGAAAAAGAAGAAAAAGAAGAAAAAGAAGAAAAAGAAGAAAAAGAAGAAAAAGAAGAAAAAGAAGAAATGGATTGCTCTATTTAAGTGATTAAATTTTAAATAAATATTTATAATAAATATTTTAAAAACAAAATATTTATTATATACATAACATATTATGGGAAATATATGTGATATATTTTCTTTTAATAAAGAATGTATTATGGAGCAAAAAAATGATAAAAAAAATAATAATACAAATCATGTTCCGTTTTTAGATATTTCTAATATATATTATGATGAGCATGTCGAACCCCCATCTTATAGTCAGTTACGTAATGCTAAAAATAATGAATATATGGCGTATTGTGATTAATTACTTATTGTGCTGTGAAAACAACACTTAGATGCGATACCATGTGGTTGGGTCAAATGCTGCTTTCCATGCTCGTCTTGTTTCTTTTGCTGTATGTCTTCTTATTGCTCTTTCTGCCACAGCTTTATCAAATGCTGCATCCCAAGCAGCTAGACGCACTGCTCGCCCCCTTGCTGTTGCCTGTATAATTGTCGCTGCGTGCCACTCCACCACAACCTTAACCAGACCCACTGCCCTTGTCTTCATCAGACCCACAACACCCATCGCCACCACCGCCCTCGCCATCGCAATGCCTGCCCAATCCTCTGCCACAAATTTTGACAACTGCAGCACCTCTGTCGCTTCAGCAACAATTACTACCACCATCCTCACCACTCTCCCTCTCTCAGCAGCCTGTATGATTGTCGCAGCCTGCGATTTTGCCGCATTTTCGGCATCAACATTAGCCCAGAATTTCTTTACTGCTTTTGCAGCAGCAACAGATTCATCGGCGTCCGCTTGAGCATCATCCCTCCACATTGCCGCGGCAGCAGCAGCATCATCGAGACTATACACCTTTGCCCTTACCCCCTCCCCCACCTTCATCAATCCCGCCAGATGGCAGACAAATTGAGGGGCAGGGAGTGCCACGTCGGCAAAGTCGTCCGAATCATAAGATTCGTCGGTGTTGGTCTGGGATGCATCATTGAATGCTAGTGCCTCCCGTTCTTGTGCTTTTGCTTCTGCCCACACCAATGCTGCTTCCCACGCCTCTTCATCTGATATAGGTTTAGGTTTAAAGAGACGTTCATATGCATCACTCAACGCAAAGCATTCTTTACTTGTGCTAAAGTTCTTTACTTCATGTTTGATAATAAGTCTAGCATCAAGTGGTTCCAATTGTGGAACCGGAATTACTGGTGGAAAGCAAGACTTGGCAAGACGCTTTGCCAATCCAATATAGCAATTCATTGTTATTTGAGTATTGATTATTGACTCTTGTTTATTGCTTTTAGACTTTTCATATTTGTTTAAAAAAAATATCAATTTTTTTTGACTATACAAAATATTATATAAAAGACTATTTATTTGGAACTAAAATATTCTTTAATAGAATTAATTAGCAAAATAGAACTATTAATACATTCTTCAAAATTTAACAAAATATCATCTTTAGTAATCTGATTTTTATAAGACAATTTAATAATACTAAAATTGTCATGAGGATGCTTCTTTAAGAAACTAACATAATTCAAATTTTTTGAATTAATAAAATATTTATCATAAAAATTGAATTCAATAATTTTACCAATAGTGTAATCTTCATTTTCTAACCTAATACTATATGAATTTTCCATTGTATCTTCCATTTCTTGGATAAAATCCATATTTTCTTTAAGTAATTTTAAAGAGTTAAATAATTTTTTAATTAGTAAATTTGTAGCGATTTCAACTAGTTTAAAATTATCATAAATACCAATTGTTTCAATAATATAATCAAAACTATCTGGCTCATATATGCGTTTAGCATCTAAAATCATCCAATCTTTTTTCATAGTTTCAATTTCTTCTTTTCCATACTTTAATTTTAACTCGGCCTCTTTTGATTCCCAAGCATCTTTAATTTTTACTTGATCTAAAGTATTTCCATAACTACAAGTACTTACTACATTAAACATTCCATCATTTTTAGCATTACTAATAGTAAATTTTGCTTCTAAATGTAATAGTTCTTTATCCATGTTTGAATCAATTTTTGGTCTTAAACGGAGCAAATCAATATAATCACCTGTAAGTGAATCAGGAGGAAAAATCTTTTGCACTTCTCCTCGAGTTAAATATTTGCCAGTTTTAATATTTTTAATTTGAAAATCTTCGCTTGTAATATAAATAATTACATTAGAATCATTACCTTTATTCACTTCTAAAACATATTCATCATATGGAAAATCTTGTAAAGCATCAATATGAATAGGAATACAACTTAGACGTTGCTTAATTAATTCATTATTTAAACGGGATTTGTTTGCTAAAATATTTACATTATTTTTTTCGTATGGATAACTTTCAATAGCAATAACTGGAATTTCTGATAAAATTACTCTACGCAACCCATTAGCATAACTTACATTTATATTACTCAAAGTAAAACTTAATGTTCCATTTTGTTCTTGCACATTTGAAATTTTTGCTTTAGTAGACATTTATAATTATATAAATATAAATACATCTTATATTTTTCAATTTTTATTTTAATTATTTTAATTATTTTAATTATTTTAATTATTTTAATTATTTTAATTATTTTAATGTAATTAGTTTAATTATATATTAAAAATTATTGTTAAAAATTAATAATATAACTTTTTAGATGAGTTGTATATTATATTATAGCAATTTTTGTGAAAATTGTAAACGGTTGTTAATTATATTATCTAAATCAGGAATTAAGAATAATATTCATTATATATGTATAGACAAACGAATACAAAAAAATAACTCGACTTATGTAATACTAGAAAACAATCAAGAAATATTATTACCAAATACTATTACTGCCGTTCCAGCACTAATGTTAATTAATGATAATTATAAAGTTTTGTATGGCGACAATATTACCAGTTATTTAAAACCAATTGAACAAGTCGTTGTTCAAAAAGCTACAAATTTTAATGGAGAACCGTCGGCTTTTAGATTTGATGGAATGTCTACAGGAGTAGTTTCTGATAATTTTAGTTTTTTAGATCAAAATAGTGATGATTTATCAGCAAAAGGAAGTGGTGGTTTAAGACAATTATATAGTTATGCAACTATTGATTATACAGATAAAATAGAAACACCACCTGATGATTATGTTCCCGACAAAGTAGGAGATGTAAATATTAAAAATTTAGAACAGCAAAGAAATACAATGACTAGTTAAAATACAATGACTCATAAAAATATAATAAAATTATTATAATATAATTTATAATAATTTTATTATTTAAAGTTATAATATTATTTTTAATATTAATGACTAGTGTTAATAAT